GCTGATTCTACATAATCACCAGATGTATCTACTCCTAGTGTTACAGCACCTTCTGGCAGGGTTGTGTTTACCACAGTAGTTGCAATGCTAATATTGCCGCTACCATCTACGCCAGTAACTGTGCCTGTTACGTCACCTGTCAGGGTAATCTCACGTGCGGTAGACCATACATCTGCAGAACCTGCATTACCTGAAATATCACCGTCTAGATCGCCAATTACGTTACCTACATATAAAGCAGGAGATGCATCTGTACCTGAAGCTAGAATAACAGAAGAATCCGCATTAAGGATATTACCTTGTACGTCACCTGTTACGTCACCTGTAAAGGTAGCATCTGTACCGTCTGTTCCAGGGTCTAGCACTTGGCTAGTACCATCAGAAGCATAAAGTGCGCCTGTAACATTACCTGCAATAGGGCCAATAAAACCGCCTGTAGATGTTACTGCACCTGCTATTGTTACATCATTATTTACAACTACATCCTCAGCCGTAACAGTACCACTAAAGTTACCATCTTTAAATGGTACAATACCTGAGCCTACGTCTAGTTGTGATTCTGTCTTGGGACGGACTACAGTAGCCGTTACAACTAGATCTGCGCTGGGCCCAATGCTATTAATAGTGGCACCACCACCAGGTGAACCATCATGATTATGTCCTGTAGAAGCGTTAAACGCATCTTCTAAGGCGTTAAACTCGTTATCAATATCATCCGCATCAATAATGTTTCCATTAGCGATATTGTTATTGGTATCCTGACGTGTATAACCTGCCATGTTACTGCCTATCTTCTTGTGAAAGCTCTAGAACAGCTGTGTCTAGAGTAAAAGTTGGATTTGTTGAAAAGTCACTAATACGTATAGCTATAGTCTTACCAGACCCGATAATGTTACTTTTATAGATCTTATCAATATCGCCACCATAGGTAGCTGTGCCATAGACTGCACTAGCTGTGCCATATACAAAAACACCACTACTCACACTTGTTAGATTAATAGTAGGTGGTTGTATTGTAGTTTTATCTGTAGACTGTGCAAAGTCGTACTTTAGGTTTAGATCAATATCAAAGCTTCCTGTAGGATCTGTGTACAAAGTCAGCTTATAGAAAGTCTTTCTGATCTGAGGGTCTGTAATAGGCATGTAAGGCGACTCGTAGATAGCCTCAATAGCCTCTCCGTCAAAGCTATTACCTGTGTTCATCGTATACACGTAACCATCTTCGTTTGCAAAAGCTACGACCTCTTGGTTACCAAAGTAACGACTGTCTGCAGAATAAGCTTTGATCCCTTTAGTGGTAGACCACTGTAGCCCAGAGCCACCTTGAGAGATAAACTTTGTAGCAATCAATCCTTGTGCTGCACCCTTTTGTTCTGAGGCTGTGTAAGCAAAGATACGATACTGTGCTTTTTCACGGATAACACAAGATGCAAAAGTATTAGAGCTATTAACAAAAGTATTAGCATCCTTAAAGATAATATCAGATGCAATGTCTAGAGCAAAGTCGCCAATACGATCAGTAGCACTTAGCAAGCGAATGCCATCAGGTGCCAGATACATAATGTCACCACCAACCTCTTGAATTGTATCCCCATTGATACAACCAATACTGTCTGTGATGGGTGCCAGTCTAAAGTCTGCTGCTGTGCTACCTGTAAGTTTCTTAATAGAGTTGCTAGTAAAGATAATAAGCTGATCACGGAAGACAGCTAGACCTATGATATCGTAGCCTACGTTAATAGTACCTGCGCCATTAGCTGCACTAAAGTCATCTACAGTAGAGGGTGCAGTAAAGATAAGATCACTACCTACAGCATAGAAGGCTGTGTTTTTAAAGATAGTTACATGCAAAGCACCTACAACATCAGGACTATATGAAGAGTCTAGGTACTGAAATGTATTACCTGATGTGTTATATATAGCAGGGTAATTAACACCGTCTACAAATATAACTTGATCGTCACCAGTGAAGTTATACTCTACATGGCGAACTTTACCACCATTAGTAAGTACACTTGTAGCGCCTGTCATAGATTGCCAAGCGCCACCTGTGCCGTAGTAAAACGTAGTATAGTTAGATGCATCTTTACGGGCTACTACATAACGCCCAGAAGAAATAACTTTTAGACCCAAGATAGGGCCTGTACCTGGTACTGTCTCTGAGCTAAACTTTTCAAAGCCACGGATCTTAGAGTAACCACCCTCTTTGTTGGCTTCAAAGTTTTGCAATATAGTAGCTGAACCAACAGCATTAGTACCCTGCTGCAAAGCAGAGAGGTTAGAGATTAAACCACCTCTAAACTCAATAGGGAAAGTACTCCACTGTGTAGCCATTAGAATCTAACTCTTGAGTCTCGTAAGTAATCAGTACGGTTAATGTGCAAGCTACGTAAATGCTTAATACCTTGCTCAAATTTATTAAAAGAAAGCTGTGCTGCTTGTGTATCACCACGGAACTGATATACGTAGTACATAGCACCATCAACAATAACATGACGGTACTGTTGAGGTAAATTAGGAATATCAGTAGGTCTTTCTAGATCACTATTATCTTTATAGTATTCATATACTAATTCATAATCTTTGTCAGGATTAGGGTAAAGCACAAACTCACGGCTAGGCGCACGTGCAACAAAATAAGGAGTGCTACGATTCCCTGACTCCAAGTTATACTCACTATCGGCATACTTGTCAAGATATTCCTCATAAGCAAGCACTTTTAATTTTTGAGTACTTGTATTTAGGGCAGGATCACGTTTAATACGAAAGGTGTTCATATTAATGTTTTTAGAGTCTATAGGAAAACTATAACGTGCAGTACCTGCAAGCAGCAACTCAGTCTGCTCTACGTGATTCCAAGGCCACTCAAACTCTTCTTGGTTAATATGACGAATAGATGAATTAACCGCATCCTTAGCAAAGCTGTAGTAACCTGTAGTAGTACTAAAGTTATCTTCTGTAAGCTCTACCTCATTAAGGCGGCGATTAACGTCATTAACAATGCCTATGTAGTTGTACGCCATTATTATTTCTCCTTAACGCGCAGGAAAATGGATCGCTCATACTGATACCCTGAGGCAGTATTAATACGACACACAATAGTATAGCGCTTATTTAAAGTACCTAAAGCAAACACACCCGTAACAACTGCACCACTAATAGTTTTAGCAGCAAGCTGTAGCCCTTCTACGACTTCAGCAATATCTAGTTGTACCTTAGCACCGCTATCATCTTTTACAAACAAAGTAGCAGCAACAATGCTATCGTCGCCTAAGAAGCGTGACCAATCTACGCTGTAGTCTACTGTTTCGTCTGGATCTTTATCTGGCCATTTGTAAGACATTGTAAGCCCTTATGCTGCAATATAAACTGTGGTGGATTCTGTTGTCGTACTATCTATAAGTACGTTTCTGTTTTCTGCTTCTATATAAACTACACTTGGAGGTGCATTCAAATTAGCTGACTCAATATATATTACATTAGCTTCATTATAAGAGTCAACAGCATATTCAAATAATACACCATCTGCTGTAACTTCACCAGCGTCAGTTGTTATGTCTAGGCCTGTTAAGGGGACATACACACCTTGTGTTGCTTCTACCTCAGATACAGATAGCGTAGCATCCACAGAGCCTACTGTCGCTATCGCAGTACCTTTGACTTCAATATCGCCTAGGCTTGCTACAGCATTCAGGCTAGCCAGAGTTACATTAGCATCTGCATCTATGACATCTGCAGCTACACCAAATGCGATAGAGGCACTTACAGAGCCTAGTGTTACCTCGCCTGAAACAGAAGGCAGTATCTCTTCAACGGCAGGTGCTTCGGTTGTTACACCATTTGCATTAATGTTGTGGATCTGCTCTATTGACGTATCATCAACAGTAGGTATACCTGCAGTAAATCCATCTGTTAGCAGATTTACAATAACAACAAGCTCTGGGGTATCTATAACAGGTGCTTGACCTACAAAAATACCTTCTAGCTTATGGTCAGATATAATAGATACATCATCTACAGATACAGTACCTGTAGTAACACCTTCTGCAGCTAGAACCTCATCCTGTAATATAGGAGTAGCATCTACTACAGGCTGGGCAGTCTCTACGCTTGTAGGTGTTAAGACTTGATCTTGGTCAAATGTAACAGTACCTACAACAGGGTTGCCTAGAGTAATATCACCTGTTTCTACAATGTGGTCTTGTGTAAAAATACCACTGCCTACAACAGGATCGCCTAGAGTAACAGCCTCTGCTACTACAATATGATCTTGATCAATGGTAGCATCATCTACAACAGGATCACCTAGAGTAATGCCCCCTGTTACTAGAATATGATCTTGATCAACTGAGGTATCACCTACAACAGGGTTACCTAGAGTAATGTCCCCTGTTACTAGAATATGATCTTGATCAACTGAGATATCACCTACAACAGGATTACCTAGAGTAATATCCCCTGTTACTAGAATATGATATTGATCAATGGTAGCATCATCTACAACAGGGTTACCTAGAGTAATATTCCCTGTTACTAGAATATGATCTTGATCAATGGTAACATCATCTACAACAGGATTACCCAGAATAATAGATACAGCTTCAAGCTTATCTTCTTGTAGGATAGTTGCATTATCAACAACAGGAGTACCTAGAGTAATACCTACAGCGTCAAGCTTTTCATCTTGTGTAATAGATGCAGGATCAACAACAGGATTACCTGTCAGGATGTTATTAAATGGTAGAGCTACATCAGGTACAAGATCAGGTGAACCTAGGGTAGGCGCACCTACTACAATAGATGCTTCTAGATCATGCTCTTGTGTAATGGCAACAGAGTCTACCTCAACTGCACCACTGATCAAGTCGGATGTAGTAAGGGTCTCATATTCTGCCATGTTCCCATTGCTGGGCACAGGAGCGCCTGTAACAATCGAGTTAGCAGTTAGGTCTTCATCCTGTGTAATAACAGGAGCAATAAATACAGGAGATCCAGCTGTTACGCCATCCGCTGTTAAGTCCTGATCTTGATCAAATACAGTAGAAGAAACTACAGGGGCACCAGTTGTGATATCATTTGTTGTGACACCACTATCTTCTACAAATCCTGCATCGCTAATAGAGACAGGACCAGCTGTTACTGCTACTGCAGCTAAGTCGTGATCCTGAGTAATAACAAGATCTTCAACAGTTGGTGCGTCTGTAGAAACAGAGTCTGCTACAAAAGTTTCATCCTCTGTCATGTTGACGGTTTCTACAGAAACAGCGCCAGATGAGATAGAGGATGCGGTAAGGTCTTCGTCTTGCGTAATGGAGGTAAACGCAACAGAGGGTGGGCCAGCTGCAATGTTGTTGCAGACAATAATGTGTGCCTGGCTAATAGTAGATGCAATGATCTGAGGTAGACCTGTTAATACAGAATCAACATCTAGATCTTCATTTTGTAGAGGTGCTGGTGAGCTAACTACAGGGGCACCTGTCACTAGATTATCAGCAGACAGATCATGGTTCTGTGTAACTGTAGAATCTGCTACACTTGCAGATCCTGCTAGAATAGATACAGCAGATAGCTCATGTACTTGGTTAATAGTAGAGTCATCTACAGTAGGTGTGCCAGTAGCGACTGAATCACCTGCTAGCTCACGAGTAAGCTGTACTTCAGAAACAAGACCATCATCAGCCAAGGCACCTGCAGCTACAGGACCAAAGCCTAACAAAGAGCCTGATACTATAGTTACTTCATAAGCTGTAATAGCTATAGTAGATACAGCTGGATTACCTGCTAGAACAGGATCAACACTAAATGCTACATCACGTACTAGATCAGCA